GGTCTTGACAGAGACCGTATACGCGGACAGAACTTCTCAAGCCCCACTAGAGACCCCAGTTCGCGCGTCGTTGGCATGAGTTCTCCAACTGGTCATGCCATTGTAATGGATGATGGCAATCTTGAAGATGGCGACAACCTGGGAATGAGGATACGAACCGCCGGCGGCGCACAGATCCTCATGGACGACACAAATGGTCTAACCTATATTAACAATCGTGAAGGTAATGTATGGATCGAAATGAACCGTAACGGCGATATTGACATCTATGCAGCTAGCACAATCAATATGCATACTTTGGGTGATTTCAATATGCATTGTGGTGGCAGTTTTAATTTGCAAGCCGGATCTGATATCAACATGAGAGCCATGGGAAGCGTAAAACAACAGGCTGTTGGTGGCCCTTTTGACATTACATCAGGATCAAATTTAAATCTCACAGCGGATGGAAATGGTAATATGAGCGTTGCTGGTAACTATCGTGAAACAGCGGCTCGAATCGACATGAACGGTCCAGCAGCAGAAGTGGCTGCGCCACCCCCCACAAATCAGCTGGCTGGTAACAATGTGGTTACTGAAAGCGTGGCCCGACGTGTTCCAGAAGCAGAACCTTGGGCTGGACACCTTGATGTTAGTGTGCTTGACACTGGCTCAGCGAGTGGCGCTGTGGCACAAGGAGAAAGTAACAGTTATTATTATGGTAGTCCAACAGACCTATCAAGCTATAATGATCAGACTGGTGAATTTGACATCAATAATTTCCCGCCTAGTCAAGGAGGAGAATTCCTTAGCTATTCAAGCAACGTTGATAGGCGTATTGATCCTGAATTGATTTCCATGGTGGAAGAGGTAGCACGACGTTTTGGTCGACCACTAACAGTCACAAGTGGTTTCCGTTCTCCCAGTTACAATGCGAAAGTGGGTGGCGCCAAGAAAAGTCAACACCAACAAGGTAAGGCTATCGATGTTTCAGGTAATGGTTTGACTAATCAAGATCGTCTAGATTTGATCGCAATCGCCAGTGCTGTGGGTATTAGAGGTATTGGTGTCTATAGCGGAGGAAGTCTTCACTTTGACAACCGCAGCGGAGCAAGGGCTGCATGGGGCAGTGACTATACTCGTGCAAGTGTCCCAAGTTATGCGGTAGCAGCGGCTAATCGTCACCGTAGTGGAGGATTTGGATAATGCTTAGACTGGTTGAATCTAATAGACGTATTCCCTGGGAAACATTTACAATACAGGATGAATTTGCTGTCAAGTTTGTAATCAACGTTGGCGTTGCAGTCGTAAGCGAGGAAATGCTGAGCTTGATGTTGGGCTATCGTGAATGGAGTGGTATACGTTACATCAATCAGGCCACTGGTGATTATGAAATAGGATATGGTATTGGTGATCCTGATGATGAACAAGGATATACTGAGCCGCAAGCATATGCTGACTGGGTTGGATACATACGTAATCGTCAAAAGAACCTTAGAACACAAATTCCAATTGTAGGCATAACACAAGCCGCATTTGATGCTTTGCTAAGTCTCTATGTTGATACAGGCACTTGGAGAACGGTTCAATCAAATGAAGGATTATATGATCTAGCTGACGCTGTTAAAAACTCTAATTGGTTGTTAGTGGCAGATATTATTTCTCGTGGAAATGTCAATCCTGAGCTTCGCAAAAAAGAAGCAGCGGTAGTGCAGCTTGGTGACTATAACACAATCAAAACAAGACAGCAACAGCGAACCACAGGTATCCAAAAATTAAGAAACGCCTATGTGAGTGGTCTTCCTGAATTTGAAAGAAAACAGGCTGAATTTGTATTCTATCGTCAATTTGGATCATTCTTGCCTGGTATGAGCCAGCTAAGGCAACGCCGAATTGTTGCTCAAGCACTCACATAAAATACGCAGTTTTTCATACCATAAATACTGATATGGCAACTTTCGTAGGATTTTCAACAGTTGGTAAACGAACAGGCACTCGAGTCCTTGAGGATAAAGAGTTGGCCAAGCGTGACTTGCTTAATCATTTTTACACACGAAGAGGTGAGCGACTTGGTGAACCTGAGTTCGGAAGCATCTTGCCAGAATTGATTTTTGAGCAATTTGACCAATTGGTTGTTCAAGCCGCTGATGAAGACGTCAAAGCAATTATTGGTTTAGACCCGCGTTGGGAATTGATAGACTATCGTATCAATGAGGGCGACAAAACGTTGACAATTGAAATACAATTGCGTTACGTCCCTGATCTCAGCGAAGATCGTTTGGTGTTGAAATACACTAGTGAAGAAGAGATTTAACATATGGCACAGAGTATCCGACAGAGAAATTTGTTTGCAGCAGAAGACTATCGTCTTGTATACGACAGTTTCAAACAAGCAAACTTTCAAGCATACGACTACGACACAATACGTGGCGCACTAGTTGATTATATTCAACAGCAATATCCAGAAAATTTCAATGACTGGATTCAATCCAGTGAATTTGTTGCGCTGATTGAAACACTTGCGTTCCTTGCGCACAGTCTAGCCTTTCGTATTGACCAAGCAGGACGTGAAAACTTCCTTAGCACTGCGGAACGTCGTGCCAGCGTTTTGCGTATTGCTGATTTTCTAGGATACACACCAACACGTCATCAACCAGCTCGTGGTCATCTCAAAGTTACAGGCATCCGCACTACACAGGACGTTTTTGATATCAATGGTGATAGCCTTAAGAACCAGACAATTGATTTTGAAGACTCATATCAAAACTTTTTATTGGTGATGAATGAAGTATTGAGTGCTACAAATAAGTTTGGTAGACCAAACAATAGTATAAGAATTGGCAACGTCAAGAACGACATTTACACCACCAATATTTCAAACAACCGTAATATTGTATTTGATATTCAAGGTGAGGTAAATGGGGTGCGTCGTGGGTTTGAAGTGCACGGCACCAATATCAATCGTTCTACCAATACATTGGTTGAATCAGAACCTGATCCGACTGGCAGCTTTAACATCGTTTACAAAAATGACGGCCAGGGACTCGGTAGTAATGATACTGGATTTTTTGTGGGCTTCAAGCAAGGCACATTGCAATTTAATGATATCACAGCAGACGAAGCTGTTAGTAATCTCTTGATTGATCTTGGAGCAACCAATGTTAATAACAGTGATATTTGGGTTCAAAGTATTAATGATTCAGGTGAAATAGTAAACAGTTGGACTAAGGTGGATAGCGGATTTGGTGCTAACACTGTTTTTAACAACATACGACAAGATAACCGAAAACTCTACTCAGTAAAAACAGTAGATGAAGACAACGTCAACATTATATTTGGTGATGGTGTCTTTAGCGAAATACCTCGTGGTATTATTCGAATTTGGTATCGCACTGGTATCAATCAGACATACACACTAGATCCAGATGATATTGGAACAGTGACTTTTGGTTTCAACTATGATTCACCAGACAATAACACGTATAAGGTAACATTTACATGTGAATTGCAAGATCCAGTAACAAACGCATCTTCAGCAGAAACCATTACCAGCATTAAAAACAATGCCGGACGTGTTTTTGCTGCACAAGATAGAATGATCACTGCCAGTGATTACAGCGTTTATCCACTTACTGTTAGCGAGAATATTCGCAAAATCAAAGCAATTAATAGAACATATACCGGACATAGCAGATTTATTCGCGCACAAGATCCCACTGCAACCTACCAAAGCGTGGATCTCGTGTTTGATGATGGATATATCTATAGTGAAGGCTTGACATATCGAACAAATCTAGCGTTGCCTAGTAACCTCAGTGTTGATCAAATTTATTATCGCTTTATTGATGAAGCTATCTCAAATCCTGAAGTGATCAATTTGTTCTACAGCAAATATGAAGATGTCAGTGTAGATTTCAACAACGTGAGCACAAGCTATGAGTGGCAACAAATTACAAGTGGTTATAGAGGCTCAACTGGTTATTTAACACGGGGAAGTGTTATTCAAAAGATTGGGTCAAATGCTACAAACGATCTAAACGATGCTCGCCCAGGAAGCATTGTAGAATTTGTGGAATCACCATACAATAGCGGCACGCTGGGCGAGCCAGGTGATTCTCTCACAATTATAAATGCTGGTTCAGGATATACGAGTGCACCTACTGTTACCATTCGCGGAACAGGAACAGGCGCTGAAGCCACAGCCACGATAAATGGCGGTCAGATTTCTGGCGTGACGTTAACGGCAGGCGGAGCAGGATATCAAAACCCTGTTGTCGTTGAAATCACCGGCGGGGGTGGTAGCGGCGCGGCGGCCGTAGCTCGTGCCCAGTCAGCGGCTAAGACATGGGCTCGTGTAGTTGATGTCGTATCAGATGGACAGGGTATCAATGACAGTAATGGCAATCCTACTGGCCTCACATCACGTGGACAGGGGGCAGTGGTTCTCAATAAGGTCATTCCCAACACTGCTCGTGTAAGTCGTGTGTTTCCAGCATACAAAACACAATTTAGTGACGAAGAAAGAAACAATATTCTTGATGAGCTAGCAAACCTAAACTCATTTGGTTTGCGTTATGATGAAACTGCTAGCGAATGGAAAATCATACGCTCAGGTGATCTTCCGACAACTGATGAAAACAATCCAGATAATTTCAGCTTTGAAAATGCTGGTGATTTGAGTAATTCAAACAATGACCATAGTTGGATCATGCGAGTTAATTATAGTGCAAGTCGTTGGGAATTTATTTCACGGCGACAGCGATTTGTTTATGGATCCGACGAAAAAATTCGCTTCTTTAATCAAAACGGCAAGAGACGATTCAATGTAGAAACAAACAAACCAGAACGCGATGCAATTGTTGTGTCACGAATTAACACAAAGCCAAACGGTAGCCTATTTCCTCTAGAAGAAGATTTGACTTTCTTTGCTTACCGTTATTTCACAGAACCAGACGGATACACAGACAATCGAAAAGTAATCGTTACACTGGCTGATGTTGACAATGACAATTATCCAGATAATCCTCTTGCATTTAAAACACTATCTGGCAATAACAATATTGCACTGGGAACCGTGACGGAAGACGGAAATGAATACACTGTGAGAACAGAAACTGGAACAGAAGTGCCAGGACGCAGCAATTTGACTGCGACGTGGCGCCGCATTAGCACTAGTCGTTATCGCATTGATCCAAGTCTTTCAAATATTATTGATGTGTTCGTTCTTAACCAGAATTATGACACTAAATATCGAGAGTGGATTGCAGATAGCAGAAAAGAATCAGAACGCCCAGAAACCCCAACCGAAGTGGAATTGGAAAAACAATTTGCGGCACTAGATTCCAAGAAAGCAATTAGTGATTCAATTGTTTATCGAGCAGCAGAATACAAGGTGTTGTTCGGTGAATTGGCTGATTTG